TTAGAGTAGAAGACTCATAATCTTTTGGTCCCTGGTTCGAGCCCAGGTGGGAGCACTTACATTCGAAAAAACCGCCTTTAAATAACATTGAAGGCGGTTTTTAGAATAAAATCTACTTCGCGACGGCCGTTTAATCTCCTTCGCAATTAGATACAAAAAAATAACTTTGGAATAAGCCAGCATTATTCGATACGTTTTTATTTGACCAACTACCTACGACGTATTTTTTTCCAAATCATTCAAAAACTTTAAATTTTCGCACTTCGCAAGGAGATTTTGCTATGGAAGAAAACATCAATATCCGCTATTATGTCGCTATGGATTCGCGTGTTGGCGCAAAAGGATTATCAACAGTCTATATACGGTTTTGGGAAGGTGATAAAAAGACCGATTTCAATACGACCATAAAATGGCCTAAAACCCTGCTTGACGCAAAAAATCAATTACTCCTACCCCGATACAACGGCGATCCCGATGTCGATGCCTACAATGCCCGACTGAACCACATTAAGACCATCATCAACAAGTTAACCACTAAGGCCTATGTAGATGACTACGCCATACGGCTGAGCCAAATCATTGACAGCATTACAAACAATAAAGTATATGTCAATTTTTATCTGTTCATGACCGAGGAAATACGAGATAGATATAAATCCAAAGAAATCAGCTATGAGACCTACCGGAAGCACAAATCCAGTTTACAGCGCTTCACCGAATTTTGGGGATCCGACTATATACCGATGGCTGAGATAACAAAAGACAAAATTTCAAAATTTGATGCCTACCACAAGAGCCAGGCTAAAATGCACAATACGATATCCGCATACCATAAGGATATCAAAACGTACATCAATAGAGCCGTGGACAAACGCATTTTAAAAGAAAATCCGTACAAAGATTTCAAGTTCAATTTTGTTGCTGGAGATCGGGAAGCACTGGAGCAGGAAGATGTAACTGCCTTGATGGTGTTGTATGAAGAAAACCTATTGCGACCAGATCATCACGAAATTTTGAAACGTATTCTTTTTTCCTGCTTAACAGGAGTGCGCATTTCCGATACACACCGACTAAAAAAAGATAATATACGAGATAGGCGTTTAGTTTTTCGGCCGAAAAAAGGCGAACGCTTCGGTAAGTTAATGAAAGTGCCGCTAAATGATTATGCTTATGACCTGGTCAAAGATGCAGAAGATTATTTATTTAAATCCTATTCGGATGACTTTATCAATGAATCGTTCAAAATCATTGCCGCTCGTGCTCAGATTGACAAACATCTTACCTATCACAGCACACGCGATACATTTGGGACGATCTACATCGAACTAGGTGGCGACCCATTTTCATTAAAGGAATTGATGGGCCATACTAATATTGCAACGACTCAGTTGTATGTAAAAATGGCTGCGAGAAAGAAAAAATCACTGGTTCAAAATTTCAATGCACTGATCCCAAAAAAATAAAGCCCGACACTTCACAGCGTCGGGCAATCGCTAACCAATTATAAACCTAAATTATGAAAAGACTAAACCAATATCCTCACCGTACTTACAGATGAGATCACCACTTTCTTTATCCCATACACACAATTCGACTTTCTTCCAATTGGAAGGTTTAAAAGTCCCTGCCCATACTAAAAGAAGATTATTACAGAAATTTTTCAAGTAAGTTTTATCCTTTCCTTGCAGAAAAGCCCTGAACAAATAAATATTGGGTTTATCTGTCAGTTCCTGCAGGACGCCCAGCGCAATTAAATCATTCACCGCCTGATACTTTGCTGCCACTCGTTCGATTGCTTTCTTTTCAAATTTCATAGTACAATATTACATGCAAAAGTGAAAATTCCAAAGGACACTAAATCTGAAAGGGAAAGTAAAAATAAATGATGGACATTTTGGACAAGTGGACATTCCACTGATTTTCAAAATAAAAGCCACGTCCATCTCGTAAAAATACTGTCCAAGGTTGTCCATTTTAATACTGGACAAAAGTACCATCCAATTGCTGAATGGAGTGTCCCATTACTTCAAATTTGTCGTGTAGAGGAGAACTATCTGAAACATAGTAATACATCAATGCATCCCTTCCCCCGTATCGATACCAATATCTGTCTACATTACTACGTAGTATCATTACATTTGAAGACACAACATCATCACCATATGGCCCTTGTTCTCGCACTGAACCATCATCAAAATTTTTGACCTGCCTTTCAATATGGACCTGTAAATTATTGACTGAAAGAGCGGGTATTGAGGTTTGGCTATCCTGATAAAACTCTATTTTTAAATCCGCATAAGTCCTATACTGATTATTACCAGGTTTAATAACCATAATAACCTTTGCATACAACTTACCTTCCGGATCAATTGTTTCAGGAGAATTAACCACAACACGGAAGCCCGACGCAATTGCATTAAGGTCATAGTGTGGATATCCAACAATTTTTGCGAAAAGCGTTTCATTATTACGCGATGGTTCAAAAGTGACTTCATCCATCAGCAATTCAACCTTTGCTCTATTCTCCCCGGCGATGAAAAGTTTCTGTAGTGGATTGATTGCCATAAACTGGTTGATGTTCAATTTAGCCTGCAGCTCCACCTGTTCAGAAATACAATAGAACGAATACCAGGGTAAAGAAAACTTACTGATAATTCCCTTATCACCTCCAAGCATCAGCGAATTATCGAATGTCCTATTCAGATTCCCGATATCGTCGGAAGTAGATTCCGCAATATGGACCGTACCACCTAAACCCAAAGAACCTTTGTACGATAATAGCCGCAATGCAAATGAATTTTTTCCATATTCATTATCCGCATTGTAGGCTGTTTTAGCATTCAGCGCATTACCATAGCAATTACCTGTCTGCAATTTCCGTGGGAGTCTTACACCGTCAATATCCCAAAGCTTTAACGCCCACATAAAAGGCCGTCCGATGGTCATAGGAGCCTCTTTAAAATTTTCGGTATAACCTATGATCACGCTACCCTCATACGGAAGCACTTTATACATTTCGTCGGAATCATCCGTTTTCGTCATCAGCTTGAATGCTCCAGTCGGTTGCCGTTTTATGGTGATGCTATCCTTTATCTGCGCATCGGTGATATCCATCCGATTGGGCTGTGACAATATGAGATTCGACTTTTCAAAATGCGCAATCTGATTCTGAGAATCAAAATAGAAAATGACCTTATGATCATTTCTGAGTGCTTTGAAAAAATCAGAAATCGACAACGTTGGCAAGTGCTGAGCCGGATTGATCGCACCACTAGCCAGGATATCGCTTCCCTGTCTGACCCCCGTATTGTCGATGATAATCGATTTTACAAATGGATCGTCCAGATAAGAGCCTACCGCCTTAAATCCGAGAAATGCACAAACCTCTTTAATCACCCACGTGAGGTAGAACGATGCACCATATAGTGATAAATCTTTCACAGCATATCCATCGGAGAAATCATTGATCACCGACTTTTCGAAGTCGATACCGTCCGACCCATCATTTAAGGTTTGCAGTTCGCCAGTGGCCATGGGATTAATGTACGTAGGCATGCAGAATGGATATCCACCCACTGAATCATTAATTGTACGAATACGATCTTTCACACTGGATCCCGATGCATCAATACGGATGGATTTGTGACTTACAAATTTACCGTTTTTAGTTTCCGTGAAAACTTGCGGAACGGTCACATCGCGTAAGAAATCCGCGACAAGGGAATTGTCAACGACGATAAACGCATCATATCCTTTGCTCGAAACATCATATTCCACGCGGCCACGCTTCCAGCTCATTCCCAAAAATGACAAATTCACATCGATCGCTTTACGTCCAAATCTATTTTCAAGAAATCGTCCATAAGAAAATGCCGCGTCGTTCTTTTCGGTAAATGGAAAAACCACCGGATAAGAATAAGAACCTTTGATGACGGTATCTTCATTAAAAGCAGAACTGACGAATTTAACCGTCAGTTTGCTATCCTGTGCCACGTCCAGTACGACACCATTATCTGTAATTACTGCGAATGGAGCCGCCATATTATTTTAAATATTGACTTGAAACCCAACCTTTCAAACTACCTATTTGGATATACGTCCAAAAACCACTCCTCCTCAATTCATCCACATAAGTTCCTTTCGGGATTTCTTTGATAAGTTCGTGCTTAGTCCCTGGACCAACACGGACATTTAAATTTGTTGTCGTAATTCTTTTAACAATGGTGTATTCACCGAATACCGCCTGCCGCACCCTTTCCATCGGGAATTTTGGTCCCGGATCATCTTTTCGTCCGAAAGGCGTTGCTACTTCCGAATGCGCCAATATTTCTGTGATCGATGGATAAGCCGCAACCAAGGCTTTGCACACTTCGATACACTTTTGAATTTGGACTTCCGTCCAGTCTTGGTAAACTCCCTTGAACATACCCATGTTTTCCTGCTCGATCCCAATTGCATATCGGTTCAGATTAGTAAATCCATTCCATTCACTTCGACCGGCATGCCATGTAATTTGATTAAACTTAGCCATTTGGGTTACATATCCTGTTTTCGTGATATGTAAATCCGCGCTTACTCCTGAAGCTTTTTGAGTAAGCCAATTGACTGCTGATGTTGAATTACTCGCTGCATCGAAATGAAGGAGGATAAAACGAATATCCTTAGTGCCATAGCTTACGTTTGGCGATTGACGGAACTCTACCTGAGTCCCGTCATTATTGTATAATAAGTTGTTTTTTACTTGCATGGTTTCCCCTTTCTTTTACCAAGCAAGCCGTCAGGATAAGCCCCGACGACACGCTGTATATATTGTATTGATTGTTGCTTTGTCATGATTAGGATTTATTAGTTTTTACTCCAACCAAATTGATTCAATATCTAGAGATATACTGGATACTTGACTTGCTAAAGCTTGAAAAAATAGGTATTGGTTTCCTGTTACACTAGATACGTTAAATACTATTTCTGTAGAATTATAACCAATATCTGATGCTGTAGTAATTAATTGTACACCATTTGTTTGTCCATCAACAGTGGTGTCTGTTGATGTTTTCAATCGAAGAGAAGATGTTGTCCCGACGAATCTTTTTACACTACAAATAATTTTAATGTAGTTGATACTCGTAAAGTCAATAAGTTCTGTTCTCAAGGAATGATAGGTAGATGTACCAGCAGCATTATTTTCGGCCTCTAATGTAATTAGAGAGTTCCCTTGCAATGCTTTGCCAGCTCCGAATCCCTTTACCTCATATTTAAATCTATTGACATTTAGGGAGTCAAAAATAATACTGTTTGTTTGTGTGAAAACATTGGCAGCAAAACTTGCCTGATTTTCAAAAGTCACACAGTTAAACCTATAAGTCTCGAAGAATATGAATTCTCCGCTCCGTGTCATTGGTAAAGTTAAAGCGTACTCTAAATTATCAGCTAAAACATATCGATCGATGTAAGGAGGAGGCGAGCATATTAGTCTCTTATTTTTGCTCTCTGCTGTCACTGCATAGAAATTACCTCTCGCGTCTAAGATTGCATTTCGCATTGTTTCTCCTGTATCTGCATCGGGTAGACCATAAACCCGAGAATTTATAAGAGACTGCCCAGCAACAGTGTTACTAATTTTTGTAGCGGTCAGAAACATTTTAGTCCTGTCTGCACCTCCAATTAAGCAATTAACCCCATCAATCTGAGCAATGGTAGAACTCACCGGATAATGAGAATTACCATCGGCAGCATCATGTGTATAAGTCCACTGAAGCCAATTATCTGCGATGCCGTCATTCGAAATCGAAGTTATCCGATGATAACCAACCTGATCTCCCCAGCCGGCATCACCGAAACAAACGAAAAGCGCAATAGTGCCTTGAGCAGTGAAAGAATGACCATGCCTAGCATTTGGAAATTGCCCTGATACTGTCCACACACTAGTTGCTGCATTGTACCTATGAATCTTAGGACCTCCATCAGGCTTTAGCTCACCAGTATTGGTTTGGGAGTACTCCACATAAAACAGGTAATTATTCCAGACAAACAAACAACTTGGCAACGCTACTGCTTTTGGGTTTTTATCGGCGGGTGTTATATCTGTCCAAGTTATTGTACCTGTAGTTATATCGGAACTTTTGTATATAATACCTCCTTGGGTCATCCAGTACAAGTTGTTACCAATTTTCTCAATTGCATAACAGCCTGCGTTTGGAATTCCGGAAATCTCTGCCCATGTAACACCATTATCAACACTTCTGACCGTCTTAAAAGTAGCCGTGTTGTACCCAACAAGCCCATATCCACTAAAATAATTAAACTGACGAATAGTAGGCGTCCTTAGTATGCCAAAACCAGTGTATCTTAAATTGTTGGGTGATATCACTTTAAATTCAAAGGCAAATGGAATCCTTTGTACAGAACTTAAAACACTAGGCATTGGATAAACTTTAGCAGAAGAAAAACCCTCTTTAGGTTGAAATGAAGCTTTGAAACTAGTGAGATCATTATTAGAGTTCACTTCCATTCCTATATAATATTCCCCTACATCAAATCTTTTATAAGGCATGCCAAAATGTTGCCAGCCATTTGAGATAGCATTTGAAGAAGTTGAAGTTACTATCTTGTTATAATTTTTGTCATAGATAGCAACTTCAATTTTATCAGCTGGTTTTTGATTGATAACATTAATCTGTACCCCTAATAATTCCTTACCCGGTTCATCGTTCTCCCATTTTGAAAACATTATTTTAGTAGGTCTGATGATTTTATTTCCATCTATTATTCTTGAGTTAACTAGATCTCCCATCACTTGAGACATTGTTACTATTGCACCAGTTTCATCAGTTAATATTGGTTTAAGAGACTTGCCACTAGTAGCATTTGGGGAATTTGGGGAATAATTCGAATCTGTTTTTATACCTGTGCTCAACCAATCTGACACTACATTAAGTAAGCTTTTATTTCCATCTTTTAAACTAACGTATGAAATGCCGTCAATATCCCTAACCTGTGCATCTTTAGCATATCCATTTACTTTAGCAGAATCGAAAAGAGGGAGCAAGCCCTGGCCATTCGGAATGGGAACACTGCTTCCTAAGCTCCACGTAGTGGCATCCCACCAATTAGTATTTTTAAACCCGGACTTAGCTTCCCAAGGTGTTCCAGTAGCAACAGGGGGATTGGCGGCCGTACCATTAACAAACCATCCTTCGACATCTTCCATTTTTCGGGTTGCTCCTGCAGGACCAGGAGGCAAAATTGTAGCGGTAGCTGAGGTAGCTCCGCCTTTGACGGTTTTCAATTGAATGGATGCCTCAATCGTTGAATTTTTAACTTGCTGAGCCATATCCGCGACCACCTTGGTCCCAGCGAATACGGTAACTTTATATGATTTTGCCATTATTATTTAGTTACAATTCCGGTTAATATTAATTTTCCTTTTACAAAAGTTGTTCGCTCGGCACCGTCGATTACCAGGATATCATAGTAGTACACATCCTTTTTCAGGTTAACGGTATTTAATCCAAAATTCATCGTCAATTTGGTTGGTTCAATAGTCAGCCCACCATTTGCTACTGTAAGTTCAAGCGCAATTTCAGTATCGTTCAAATCCTCCTTAAATTGAACACGAACTTCTTTTCCCGTCAAACTAAAATCAACGATATCTCCAGTTTCTTCATCGACAACCTTCCACCCCCAAAAAACAAAGTCCTCAGTATTACCACGAACTACCGTGATATCAAATTCATTCACATCAATATTATAGTCCATATCAAATTAATTTTCATAAAACATTTCCTGTATATGCTGTCCTGAAATCTCGAAAGATTGAGCAAATAGGCCGTTCCCATCCTGAAATTCGTCGATATTTGATGAACTCAGATTGATTGGCCACCAAAGTCCATCGACGTACGTCAGTTTCTCTTTGCTCAGATAAAAATCACGCATAGCCTTTATTTCTGCCTTAGACTTGAAGCCGGTGTTTATCTTCTCCTTTTCCTGCGCGGTGATATCCAAATCGATATTTTCGCCATTTGCCAACACAAAATCACGAACCTGTATCACACGTGCCGAATCCTTATCAAAGTCCAACGTATTCGTTTTTTTGCCATACGTGTAGAAACTCTCATAACTTCCAAGGGAATTCTGAAAGAGAAAAAAACGCTTGTATGGGCGATATTGGTTATCTACTTGATACGTTATAGACTCAGATACCTCTTTACCGCCGGCAATCAGTGTAACTTCATACGACACGACTGAAAGCTCCGGGTACAATGAATTTGCCCCGATCTGAGGTAATCCAACCGGAATGATAACTTTCTCAAATTTTCCAATAGATTCGTAAGTATGAGCAATGAAAGTATAATACGACCCATCATTGTATTCAAGTGCGACACTTACGTTAACATCCGATAAATTATCACCGATATTAAACCACGAAATCCACTGAGGTTGATCGGGCGTAACCTTTTTTACGCGTGATGTCGTTAGAAAATTCACCCTATTTTCATTGGTTAAAAAGTTAAGCAATGACGTGCCTAAGAGATTCTTTGGCAATCCCCCATAAATCGTGACGAATCGCTGTGAACGAATAGATCCCCTAGCCAATTGCGGCTCCCCATACAATTCAGTCACCTGGAGAAAATAAGAACGGATCACTTTTCCTTTTGCAAATGCCACGTCGTATAGCAATGGCCTGTCCGTACCGTTTTCAAGTAAAAAAGAACTTAATGGTTTTGAGAAATCCCAAAAAGCTTTTCCACTTAAATCAGGAGCAAGTGCAGCAGCCACCACACTCCGCTCATTCCCTTCGAGATCAAAAGAGAAGAGTTCTACAAATAATTTCAGGTTCGGCGTATAAAAGATATCAATAGCTGTTTGCGTGATTGTTAATTCAGGCTGATCGGCATGATCAGAATAAAAACTCACCGTCAACGAGCTATCATTTTTTTTTGATGTGAAAACCAATGTTTGATTTTCTACAACAACATTGAATAAAGAGCCCAAATTATACGCTTCCAACAATGCTAGCCTTACCCTTCCCAACCACTCTATTTTTGTCTCCCCTGGCCCCTTTCGATGTGGAATTCTATACTTATCGACTGGATTGCCGTATTCACATGAAATATAAAGTGTAGAGCCTTTAATGGTTAGCTGAAATTCCCAATCCAAATAGATATAATAATTACCTTCAGGACTTGCCAAAATCTCGTAATACTGATTTTCACAGGGTGAGAAGTCCAGTATAAAAACTAGTGGCCGTCCAGGATCCTGAACTACCTGATCGGTAGAAAATTCGAATAAAATCGGATTTCGTGACCATGTGATATTATCCGGTTGCCGTGTAATCTGAATTGCCATAATACAAAAATGCCCTTCCGCCTATAAAAGGGAAAGGACACTTCAAACAACCTAAAAACTAAGAATCCACACTATTTTCGATACTGACAATCTTCTGATTATGCTCCTGTGTCAAGTGATAATTTTGCACCACTTCAATTTTGGAAATCCGATCATCCACGTAACCTTTCATGATTTTTGCAAATTGCTCATAACTCATTTGCTCACCTGCAGTGTAGTTTACAACGGGTGGCGGCACCACAACATTTCCACCCGATCCACGTCGGCTCGCTTCCTCAGCGACAATGGCATCGGAATTTATACCAATGGATGCTCCATTCTTGCGCTGGCTTGCATAAATTAGTGCATCCACCACATCCTTATTATTGGCATAGGTGGCGCGTGATAAAATAGGTTCTCCACCTTCAATATTGGCAATGAGTTTATTCCTACGATCCACGATATCCAGTCCCCCCTGAGTGTGCGATGGTCCGTCTGGAATAAATCCACCTTTGGCAAATTGAGGAGGTTTTTGAGCAGCAATCACGCCTGTTTGCAATAGACCAGCGGCGGCGGCTGCTGCCATGGCAAATGGATTAGGGATAACCTTTGTGACAGCCAAAGCCGTGTTAATGATCGATTGAATGATTGAAGCTTTTTGATCCGCTTTCCATGCTTTCAATTTCTCTGCTTTTACCTGCTTATCATACTTATCGTTAATCGATTTTTTCTGATTCTCGGTCAAGTTTTTATTTGAAAGTTCCCTTTCCCGTTGCTTGTCTATGTTGGACAGAACAGCATCTAACTCAGACTGTCGATTGTTTGCCCCGATCGCAAAAATTGCATCTGCAGTTGATTGGGCGATATCCAATAAAGCACTTTTTTTCTCTTTTTGCTTTTCTAATTCGACGTTATCTTCTAAAACTTTATATTTTGCAAGTAGAGCAGCTTCAGCCTCTTTGAATTCTTCAGTGGCAAGAAGCTCTGCGCCAAATTTAGCTTTTAGTGCCTCCAGTTCATTTGTATGAGCGATCCTTATCTTTTCAAGTTGCTTTTCTCGTCTAGTAGATGTTGATTTTTCAGTTTCATCATTAATGCGCTTAGTTTCATCCTTAATACGTTCCTTTTCCCTTATTTCAGCATCTGCCAGTGCTTTCAGTCGCTCTTCTTCTATTTTTGCTTGCACATTTGCATCAGATGACGCATTCTTTTTCAGCTCATTATAAAACTTGTTAATGTTTGCTTTCTCCTTTTCCAATTCAGTAGCATGTTTGTTGGAAAGGCTGGTATTGAGTTCCTCAATTTTTTCATTTGTCTCGGTAGCCTGCTTAACTTTTAATGCAGAAACCGCCGATTCGCGTTCCACCTCCAGTAGAGCAATACGCCCAGCTGCATCGCTATAATCTTTATCTTTTAAAAGCTGTTCCTCATTCTTTGTTTTAAGTATTTCAGAACGCTTATCCTGAAATTCTTCCCACTGATCAATTTGTTTTTGATATTTATCGCTCTCGGCTTGTAACTCTTTGTCATTTTGAGATAGCGATTCTAACAATTGAGTAGCCCCGAAATCCTCAGACGCTTTGATTAGTTTTTTATACATTTCATTGGCCTGATCGATTTGTTTTTCCGCGTCAGATTTGCCTTTTTTATCATCACCTTTTAAAACATTCCCTCCTGTTTGCGTATTGTTGACAGACTTCTCCGGCTTATAATAAGGATTCTGATTTTTAAAAAAATCGGGAGTAAATTTTTGGAGCAATTTTATTTGATCAGGAGATAAATTCAAACCATCATTCGATTTTCGCTGTGCAATTTCAATTTGCTTCATAATCAATGATGAAATTTTAGATTGCCTTTTTTCGATTGAATTAGCAATGTCATTTTGATTCATCCCAACATTGAATAATTTTCCGAACCAATTTTTTGTACCATCACCATTAACCCCTATGTCGGAAAATTTACCAACAAACGTTCTTCTGGAATTTAATGCGTTATCCTGAATTTTATTTAATTGATCCAATTGCCTTTGTGCCTCATCATATTCCTGATCTGCAGTAATACCTGATTCTAAATGCATGGATTTTACGAGTTCCTTTTGCGCTTTAGAGAACTTCTCAACTTTACCTCTATTGATATCTATAGCTTCACCATAAGTATTGAATTCAGTTACCGCGGTAGGAACCAACTTCGCTAACTTATCAATTACAGATCGAAGCTCCTCCTGCTCCTCCTTGTTTCTTGTTGTCAAACTTTTAAGCTCATCATATCTTTTTATAAGTGGCTTAGACTCTCTTTCAAGGACATTTTGTTTGTCATTCAAAATACTCCATTCATTAGACAAATTTCTACTTTCAGAATATGTACCCAACATTTTGGCAGTTATATCCGTAAACCATTGTCTTGCGGAACCATTTTGCCACAAATCGGACATACGATTAGACAACTTCTCTAAATTCGCACCAAGTGTACTATTCACTGTATTGAATTCATTTAAAACACTAGTACCTTCCACTAGTGCAGTTTTAGAATCCTCTTGACGGCGTCTCACTAAATCAATATTTTCAGCCATAGAATTTAATGCCTGAATACCACGAGCACCGGAAACTTCAAGAACTCCCATATTCTTTGCCATAACCTCCAGTCCGCCACCCGCACTTTTTGCTTTGTCCAATACTCTAAGAAGTGCTTCATTGGCATCATTTTTCAATAAGGCACTAAATTCCTTTACAGACATGCCAGCTACTTTTGCGTATTTCGGGATATCGGCACCTATACCAACAATAAATTGTCCAATTGCTGTAGATGATGATTCCATAGATTGTCCCATCTCATCCATAACTGCCGCAATACCTAATACTTGATCAATAGTCATCCCAGCTGCAGGAGCAACCCCGGCCATTCGATTAGCAAAATCAACGAGGTTTTTTTCAGCTGCTGTACCAGTAGCTCCCAAAGTATTAATAGCCGATCCCACTTTATTCAGTGCCTCCTCAATACCAAATGTATCTTTCAGCTTAAAGATATCCGTCAATTTACCCAGGGAATTAATAGCTTCTTCCGTTCCGCCCAAGTCTTCACCGAGTGCGACACCGATACGATCTGCAGCACGGACAAAACCTTCTACATCTTTCTCAGCAGATATACCCAACTTTCCCGCTACCTCGGCCAATCCCAATAATTCGGAATTGGCAGTACGAGTATTCATTTTTTTAAACTTATCATTCAATCGGTCTACAGCTTCCTCCGTAAGACCTGTAGTCTTTTGCACACGTGCATACGAGTCGGATAACTCTGCGTTTTTAGAAACTAAAGTTTTTACCCCATTGACTGCAGCGTACGCTAGACCTGCCATTGAAAGGCCCCCAATCGCATTAGAGGCCATATCCTTCAATTCATCTTTAAATGATCGGGCTTCTGTTGTGGCTCCATTCAATTCCTTTCGGATATTCCCCCAGGCAGCAGCAACCTTTTTAAGCTCCTCTGCCTTTTTCCGATAAGCCACCGGGTCATCCTCCTCTTTCATTTTCTTCAATTCAGCCCGAAGCTTTCTGAAAGTATCTTCTAATTCCTTACCCGATGTTTTTGCCTGCTTACCATCTAAGACCAGTTTAATTACTGCTTCTGTATCTGTTCTTTGCTTTGCCATGAAACAAAAATGTCCTTTCCGATTAGCGCCGGAAAGGACATATATACAGTACGTTATAAGGTTTTTTTAGGATAAAAAACTACCTACATATGAAAATCGATATCATCTAAAACACCTAACATTTTATCCGCTGTAAGTTCAGATAAAACGCTCTCAGCCAGTATTTCACTAAGGCGATAAACTTCGGCCATTTTTCTCTTATTAATCCATCTTTTGGGCTTACGTGTCGAATAGCTCACATTGGCACCATATCGCTTAGCAGCGGTACGATCTGCGCTATTGCTTTTGCGCTCGTAAGCTTTTACCCCATTTCCTACTCCCATATCGACAAATCGTCCATACATGGAAAATTTTGCAAGAACCGCGGAGATATCTCCACCATTACGCAATAGCTCCCCTTTTATAGAGTTTGCCAATGCCTCCGTTTTGCCGATGTTTTTTAGCTTAAGTTCACGCCTGAGCTTCTCCAAAAAAATACGGAGCCAATCGCTTAATATTCCGCGGAATTCAATTCGCTCATGTAAACTTTTTGCGTCCATCACCCACAGAATCCGTCAGGTCCAACAAACTCCAATGTAAATTGATAACCATACCAGCGTATATCCATCGGCCCCACTGGAGAATAATTTGTTCTAAGCGGTACTTGTATCATCTTATCCGGTATAATATTCATTTCGCGTTGATCTTTTAAAATTGACTTGATAATCTCTTTACCAATGGCATAGCAGCGATTTCGACAATCTCGCACTTTTTCAAAGTCACCTTTTTTATCGATCACCATAAACGAACAATTTACCGTGTTCAGGTAACTTGCATTCGTCTGGTCATCGATCACACCATCGGCCAACTCGAAAAGCATAGCTGGGGATTTGGCTACCGAACGCAATGCTTTATCAAACTCATTCAGGTCATAGGGATCATCAATGACAAAAAAAGCCTGACCACTGGCAGAATCTTTCACGTGCAGAATAGCAGGCGATTCCGAAGCCTTACGCTCCAAATAATCTGTAATAATCTCAGGACTCATTGTTTTTATGAAATTTAAACATGAAAAATCCTCCGATAAATGCTAAAGCTCCAGCGATAAAACCTGCAACGAATGACAGGCTCATAAAAAGGGTATGTAAGATATCATTCATAATTATTTTTTATTCCGGTTATACTCTTCAATTTTTTGCTTTAAATGACTAAAAAAGATATAGACATTATTACGATTCGTTTCCTCAAAATTCCCCAGTTTACCACCCGAATAAGCAAGTATCGTATCTTCCAAATCGCTTATACTTTCCGTTGGTTTACCCTCCCCTTCCGGAGCTTGAAAAACAACTGGAAATCGGCGTACAATATCTGCTCTACAGCCCTCATAGAATAACTGAATTGCTTTCAATAGTGTCGGATGCAACGCCCATTTGAAAAATCTAGCCCGATTTGAAACACCCTTTTCCGTCAGTTCGCAACGAACATCATCAACGGCATTTCCCCCTTTCTCACGAAACAATGTCGCTGCAAGCCCCAATAGATAATCTTTTTTTCCAGTCTTGATATACATTTGGTGGAAAAGATCAGCACGCCTATACTCCCCTATCGTCAGATTGGATAAGCGATTGGCTGGACCATAGTAGACCTTCCATCCGATCCGTATGCGACCAATCAAATTATTGGTCAGTTTATTATCAAGTAGCCATTTCATCTGATCAGCCAACGCCAAATCTTCCCCAGCTTTAAAGTGCCGAAATACTGATTTCGGAATGCGATAAAAACTGTACGCTGCGATTTGTAATACTTGATCTACTTCCAGGTATTGCCGTCCCAATCCACACCACAAAAGCAGCTGCTTACGAGTAAGGGAGTTCCAGTCTTTAGGGCCTGTAAATCGGTGAATTTTATCATTGACATAAACGTCGAGCACACTTTTAGCCATATCCTATAAATTCCGACTTTTCCGATAATTCCGAATGACCAGAACAATTATTCCGATGAAAACCAAAATCACGCCGGCAACAGTTTTCCAGGATACCGACTTCACCTCAATTTTATCCTTTATGGTCTCCTTGAATTTGGTTTCCTCTTTTTTCTTCGCAGTGATTCCTTTGTTTTCAACTTTCAGCGATGTGCGTTCACCTTTCAGCAAAGTATCGGGCAAACTAAATACGCCAGTCAAGTTGTTTGTCGAACTATCCAAATTCAACATCAAAGAGTACAATGAGTTAACCACATGTACACTACCGTTTACAACAGGCACATTAATGGGATAAGAACGCACAGGCAATTTGACATCCAGCGACTCGCGCACCACCTCAATTACTTTTGATGTATCGACCACCTCGTATTCGATTTTAGCTGACTGCTTCACCTCAGACACATGCGATTCCTTTTTAGAATTACGAAAGATGCTACACGAAGTCATCATTCCGAAAATTCCGATTATTCCGATAATTTTCCACATAACGAATCCAGTTGTATTAAATCATTCTTTAATTCACCTACCGACTGGAATTTTCGGAATTCCGAACTCCAAGTTTTTTCCAGTGGTTTTTCTTCGATAGGTTTTGCCCCGACAAAAAGGAGCATTACCATACAGATAAAAATTTTTTCCATCATTCCATGCTTTTAAGTTTTTCACTCAGTTTATGCACAAGTGGTTTAATCTGACCACGCAGCGTATCAAGCGTTGCGTTGCTGCTATCGGCTTTTTCCTTTATTTCTCTGAAAGCCGGGTCATACCGTTCCAATAACTTTTTATAAATCTCAGCCTCCGTCTTGCCCGACAATCTGATCTCCTTTGAAATCTGTCCATTGAGATTCTGATTTTCGATATAGAGATATATTATTGCTGCGATCAGAGTAACCTGAATGGCCGCTTTACCCTTCGTATCAAATAGGCCGACTACATCCGAAAATACCTTTGCGATCCATCCAAATTTTTGTTCCATGTTCAAATCAACTAATTATAAATCATGCCCGAAATGACATCAAGCGAAATAGATATTACTTGTCGGGTCATCATTCATTTGCTGAACCGGATAAATAGAGTTTTTAGAAACCGGAGCTGTCGGAAAATCCGTCGCATTTTCCGTCAAAAATTTGATCAACTTCACGCGATTAGCTTCAAATTCCGAGGTCAGTTTTATTGCAAGTGCATTCAATGCCCTAGAAGCTGCAATAGATTGTTCCTCCACATTATCATTACTGCCGCTTATTGATTTTTGATAAACACCATCGTTGCGCAATTCGACTACACGGTAAGCAAGTGCCTCGGCTACAGCCATTGGTGCCACTACACGCATGGCAAGGCGTTGGAGTCGCTTGTCATTTTCACTCGCATTTAACGATACCACGCTCATTCCGATAAGTTTATCCAGCAGGACGTTACCCAAAATTGGCTGTAGATAGTCGTCTTGCACAAATTGGATCTGCCTTTTGATATTTCGGTACAATGAGGCCGTGATCGGGGTGCCGCCGAATGGTCCAAACTCATTGGAGCTCCGGAATAGCGTGTCAAAATATTGCTTCCGCTCATCTGACGTAAGCCATTCCCCAAACTCCGCACTTCGCACCTCAAAGGTATTGATCATCTCCTCCAGTGCCTTACATCCCAATTCCTGACAATCCCTTTTGAACGCCAAAATCTTTTTATCGCTTGCAACAGATCGTGTTGAGCCAACCTCAACGTGCAAACCAGCATCCCCGATTCTCAGCACGCCACTATTCGCGTACACTTCCAACGCCCAATTGGCGACAATTCGACGCATAATAGTCAACGTCGCTTCATCTGCTAAAACTTTATCTGCAGTAGCTAAGCCAATCACCATTATTACCTCATTCTCCGCACTTTCAATATAAGATTTCAATGTTAATGGTGAAAACGCTGGATCAACTGCACCGACAGCACCTTTCAATTGCTGAGGGAATATGGATGTATTTTCTGAAAAGTATTTCATAAATATTTTAAATTAATGTTCCCATGGATTTTCGCCAGTAGCTTCTACAAAAGCCTGACGCATTCGAATTACCAATTCAGGTAGTCCCTGCTTTAAACAATCAATGTGAAATTCCGGATCCATAGGAATCAACATGGCATGACAGAAATTATTAAGAGAATCAATACACTGTCCTAATTCGTCAAATTTATCTTCCATAATAATTTAATTTATAACCTCTTTACTTGTTTTCCCTTTATCCAAGGTTTCCAATTCAACCTCTATAAATTTGAATTCTAAGCGCGGATATTTTGCTTTCCAACCGTTGTATTCAGCAATGAAATAGAGCGGTTCCAACAATAGCTCACGATGAGGATTGAGCAAAGCGACCTTCGCGTTAAAAGCTACGCGCTTATCCGATCCACTACCCGAACCCATATTTTTACCCGGGCTATCTCCGACCAATGTCGGATCCAAATCTAAAGAGCGCATAAGATGCTGTGATGCTTCTCGGCTATCTTCTAAGTTCTCACCGCCCTGTACAGCTTTTTCAACAGGTATGATCTTCCATCCAGGTATTTCTTTACCTGTTTGCTGATCGTATCCAACTTCTGTTAAAATAGTCCGTCCATCAGCTTCCGGTCCTGTAAGCTTATCATTGATCTCTTTTACTTTAGCTTTCTTAATAGCCTGTTGTTCCTCGAAAGTAAGTTTAGCCCAATCTTTATAAGCGGTTGGCCAATATGAAAATGGAATTTGCAAGATATATTTAGCAGAAAGAACCTGCTTCATCATTGCAGTCTTGCTCTTTGGAACCATGCGAGATATCTCCGCCCAGGTAGATGTAATGAATCCGTTCCAGTGGGCTAGTTGATAGTATATTTTCCCAGGGGACGGCGACGAAACTGGATAGATATATCGAGGTGTATTTGAACTTTTTACAGTTTCAACCTTTGTAAAATCATAAGGATCGATGACATCAATCTTTGTAGTTTCTTTATCAGCCGCTTTTGCATCCGGGAAATTGGCATTGACATAACAATACTTGACCTTACCTTTGTCATCCATCTTTTGCCAACGGCAAAACGAGGCATCTTGCGTACCAATGTAAGCTATGCTGTTACCATCTTTGGACTTAATCAGTTCAGGGAATATATTGGCAAACCAAACAAAATCCGTGGCAGCTTCATAAAAATATCTTTTGGTCGTGGTATCGGTCAGAAACATATCGATATCATCATCTTGGATATCACGATATTGATATTTCTTTTTTTCAGTATCAAAATAGCGCTCCATAGCCACAACACCTTTTCCTATCAGCAAGCGCGCCTTCCAATCCAACATTGTCGGAATCTCGGTAGATAGCTCGGCCATTTCAATCACTTGCTGAGGGAAATTGTTATCTTCACCCCACATAGCGATATCACTACCTCCATTGGAATCTTTTATTTTCGGGTCAACTGGCTTTACTTTCAGCTCCCCAATATTTAATACCTCGCCGATATCAACTATTAGGTTGCCATTTCCGACCAGCGCTAAATTTTCACTTATAAATTTGGGCTTACTCATTATTGAACCACCTCCATGCCGTTAAATTTTAATACCAAATGCGAATGAATTTTGACCAGACGATCACTATTTAAATGCCGAATGTTACGCGTATGATTTTCGTAATGATTCGGATTTCTTGCCTTATCTTTCCTAGATGGACCACCTACAAAAAAAGCTGAATCAAAGTGGATCAGTTTACCCCCTTGATGCTTTTTCTGATCACAGGTAACGAACGATATGGAGAAAGGAATCAAATCCCGATCCCGACCTCGCATCATCATAGTATTGAGCATGTCTTTTATTGAAATAGTTACATTTTCACGCATACCCAAAATTCATGGTTCCTGCTCGCGCGCGAAAGGACACCACCGAAAGGGAAAGAAAAACTAACGCAAACTATTCTAGTAGAAAAAAGGTTAAAAATTTAATTTTTAACCTTTTAACTCGAAATCCCGAAATCAAAAACAGCTTTGTCGCACAATCGACCCCGCCACGCACTATCCAAAAAGGAAAGGAAAATGAGCAATTTTTACGATATATGAGGGGGGGGCTGCCCCCTCCCCGACCTAGCCGATGATGAGGTCACCGACCTGCTCAACGTAGCCGTATTGTGTCTTGAACTTGCCAATGTATAAGGTATCAAAGGCATCACTGAGGTGTGGTGCCTCCTCTTGTTTGACCGAACTATTGGACTCTGGCCGCTTATCCTTCTCGGTACCGTTCTTTCCCGATCGTGTCTGCACCTGTTGCATGGAAGTAAGCAGCGCATCACAGTTCTCTCGGTTGAAACGTACAGGCTTAAACTTGCTATCATTCTCTTTGAATACAGCTTCGAATAGCCTGAACCTAGTTTCATGCATAGGCTGCTGACCGATATCAAAGCGGTTAACTGCCCAATCATTCTTTATTAATCGAGCCGTCACCATATCAGATAGCGTTTCCAAGCGTGTCGCATCCGTCACCTTGGCCGTGTTATCGTAGAAGTAATTGACCGTATGATTGTTGTGATGTTTATAGTATTTACAGAAATCATCAACTAAATCATCCAATACCTTTTCCTGCTCACGCTTCACATACATAGACTTAAGCACGCGATAGAACCGTTCTGTTTCCTGGCCGATAACCAATGACTTGATCGATGAATTATAATCGAATGAGATATCTATCGGCATCCCCTTGATCAGGTCACCATCATTACGGCAATCCTTAACCAGTCCTTCCGGTAGGTATAAGCCCATCGATTCGATGTAAGAATAATCATACAAGGAATAACAATGGTGATCCGTATCCAGTAGATGATAGAACCCATTCGTTACAGCGATGACGTTCTCATTCAGGATAGCCGCACGGAATACAGGCCACAGCATTTCCCTTCTCCATTGCTTAATCGTATCAACACCCAATATCTCCAGGTTATCCAATGACGATGCCTCAGAGTAATATACTGTATTGGCTCGTAAGGCATTCAGAATACGAACATATTCATTACGTTTGCGACGATAATACCTTTTGCTTTCAGTCGTTTCAGCCAAATAGAATTGCTGTTCAAGACGTTGTACTTCCAATTGGAAGTTGACAATTTGAGCAATCTTCTTGGTGTCCATTAAATCTTTCTTATCCAGTATCCATTTAGCTTTCGGATCGGTAGGCATATCCGTGCACATGGTGACCATGTGATGCTCAGGACGTGACCCGAATATTTCGCGGTTACCCCGATTGATCGGTGCGATATCATCCATGTAACGCTTATGATTGAGAAAACGAACCTCATCACCAGCAATCGCATCCACTGTTTTTCCGTTGGCCGATCCAGGACGGTCCTGTGAGATTAGATGAAACGCATGTCCATTCCACCAAAATATCGTATGCTCCGGATGTAACACTGGATAAATTGCATCAGGTATTTTATATTCCTTTGGCGGCCGCCTACGTACCCAATAATGCAGCCCTTCGTAGTAGCCAAAGTTTTCCCATGCCTTCATCAATGGCGGTAATGTACGATCGAGCAATTGCATGTAAGTAAGGCCAACTAACCCAGTAGCACCACGAGGCATAGCATTAGCCGCCTGAATGGTTCGATAAGCCAATGGCCCCTGCGTTTTGCCGGTACCACGCCCCCAAACATCGAACTCCTCTTTGCACATCGTCAAAATAGATCGTTGCTGAGGTTTATTAAAATACATGACTTTTTCCCTATACTTCTCCATCTTCCAAATCTTCATAGTCCACGTCCACGGCTTCATCTTCCAACATTCGATCAATAGATGAAGATTTACCTTTTAATTCTTTCAATAGATCAGCTTTAACGGCATCTAGATTTTCTATTTTTTCAAATCCTAGATTGGACGCATCCGGTTCAATAACTGGCTTGATCGGCGTGAATTCCTTATAGTCTGGAATATCGTGGTCTTTTTCATGCAGCCCTTTTACCTTGCTCAATTCTTTGTAAAATGCAGATGCCGCCCGAAAGTCCCCAGCACCATGGGCTTCCATCATCATCCTTTCGCCCCAATAGATATGCATACCGCGTGCATAGTCTTTATCCTCTTTAGATTCAAATGTTTTAAAAAACTGCTGCGACATTTGGATGTCTATGTACGCCTGAGCCTGCGAAACTCCGAAGCGAGCCATGATCCAGTGAGCCAGTTCCAATTTTTGATAAGGTCGGTTTATCCTGTGTATTTCTACTTCCAGTTGAAGCTCATAATCAAACTTCGTGATCTTTTGGACAAACCCTGTTCGTACCTGCGCATCTACCTCTCGAATGCGTTCATAAACGCGCTGATCAGTTTCCGAAAGGGAATCAATCTTATTCGCTAGAAAAGCTCTGAAAATACGATCCATGATCGTATCACCTTTAATATGCTTTGGTCTTAGTTCACCCATTACAATTCCACTCCTTTCCGCTCAGCTATCAGCTGAGCAATGCGTGCTTTCTTCTCACGAAGCTTTTGTTCAGACTTCGCTTTATTGCGCAATTGATCATCGGGCTTTTGTAAACGCTTTTCCATTTTATTCACCTGGACATACAAACGTTGCAGCTCCGGAGTAACAAAAACTGTCTGTTTAGTAACGATCTCCGGCAGTTCGCCATATTCCTCAAAGTGATCGATCTTTTCGAATATCGTACGTTTACGTTCCACTAACTTTAAAATCTGAATGGCATATTCCAATCGAGTTTTATCGGTTTTACATCGCGCTAACGCAAATCGATTCGAATCAATCTGACGGTATACCTGTTGCAGATCATACTTAAGCTTTTTTACAATGTAGGAGTTGTCGAACTTCTTTTGTTCAATTTGATTGACGGATGGTTTTATCTCTGCCTCCGGTTCCGGCTCCGGATGATCACTGGAAAACTTTCGCAATTCATCCTCCAGTTTTTTGACTGTATATTCAGACTTGCTTTGGAACAAGTCTTTTAAGAATTGATTTGTCGATAGTGTGTTGAATATTTCTACACCCTGCCAATAATCTTTATTTTCAAACCATTTATGCAATTCCATAGGCTAAAAGTGCGAAAGGGAAAGTATCAGAGAAAGGACATATATTTGTATAAATTATTAATCTTATGTGTTAAATATTAACAAAATGGGGAGCCTCAGAATGGGCTGGTATTATTCAAGCTGGAGGAGCAATAATTTCATCTATATTTTTATTCTATACTTTCAATAGTCAGAAAGATTCAGCTGAAATAGCAAGAAAATCAGCTGAATTAGATAGAAAAGCCAAAAGAGCTGAATATTTACCCAAAATTGAAACTTCTATAAATGTTTTTGAGCCAGTTAGGCAGCTACCTGATGGAAGTTTTGTACCAAATGGATTTAATGGCGAAATCACAAAAGTTATAGCAAAAATAAAATTCGATAAGAACCCAGTTCAAATTTTAGATTATGATTTTGATAAGACTGAAAAATATATTCAAAAAGAATTTTATCCATTTCCGTTTGATCAAAACAAAATTTTACTGCCAGGTGAGTATTTTGAGGTTACATTTGGTATAAATCTTCTCACTTATTTTGATCTAGACAAGGATTCTAACCATCCACAGTTTAGTCAGATAATTGAAGCAAATGGAATAGATTATCGCGGAAAAATATATTTGAGAAACAGATTAATCTTTGCGGATATGTTAGGAAACAAATATCAATTTCAATTTGACATTATAAATTTAAATGCAATTCATATAACAGAACTAAAAATGATTGATTAAAAAATTTATATCTTTGCACCTCTCACAACGTACGAACAAAAAAGCACAAGATAGCGGAAGATTTACCCTCCGGGCTATGCTTGTGCATTTGTTTTTAAAAACGTTGTGAGAGACTTTTTATTTAACCGGAGGGCTATTTTGTAAGCTCAACAGTTTTGATAAAGTCAATCATCATCCTGAGCAATTGAATTCTTTTCTTTAATCCTTTCGCCTTTTTTTCATCAGAATACGTTTTGACAATGTCATCGATAACATCCTCCAATTCGGTTGTCAAATCTTCAATGGATTCAACATCCAAATTTTGAACTTGATTAAAGAAATCCAGTAGCTCCGATTTTAAAATAGTTACAGCAAGATCTTGCGATTTGATAATTAGTAAGTTTCCTTTCATAGTAAAAAAATAAGTTGGAAAAATGAGGAATATTAAATAATAATAGGATGACAATAATTATTCAATTACATAAAAAAGCCCCTACTGTGAAGGGCTTTCTTTATCCGAACTTTGAGCCTTTTTAGGCTTTATTTTTTGCAAATACCTGGTACCTGCAGTATACAATGCATTAGCTTTCTCTAAGGAAATATAACGAAAATCAACACGTCCAATTTTGGATTCCAAAATTGGCGAACTCGTATTCACCACCTCGTAGTGATCTACGATTGCAGGCGATACCTGCCAATTTAGTTTCGCCATTATGGTGCCGGAACTGGAAGTTCACTATCGTAACGGTAGAAAGGAGATGCCCCATACCATCCAAATGTAACCTTAATACCCTTTTCTCCAGTTGGACCAGTACCAAAGTTCATGTCGATATTTTCGACATCGACCATGATATCCTCATTACCTGCCTGCCAAAATCCGGGACCACCTTCAGCACCTTTAAATAGCAAAATACCAGTTTGATTTTTAACGATTTTAACGGTACCAACATTATGAGCCCCGATAAATGGAATAAAGGCTTCAATAGTGCCTTTGGAAATTTTGGATTTCTTTTCACCCTCCAATGTTGAATTCGCTCCCGACTTTTCATAAAGCAAAGTCATTTCAATTGGAGCTTTACCAGCTTTCAGAACGTGTGGATCAGAAATAGTGACCAAAGAAGCTGCAGTTGTTCCACCAGCTGCAGGTGCCGCAATAGACGCGAAATAGTTTTCGGGAATCCAATAAATTTTACGAGATATACCGGCAGGATTCTCACATCCATCGGCATAGGCCAATTTCATATCTGTAATAGTTTCGAAACAAGACATAATTCAATAATTTAAAATTTAACCTTCTAACATAGTCAAAGCACCTGACCCAGCTTTTACTAGTTTTGATAGTAAAGTTGAATCATCAGCTACTTGTTCTTTTGTTTTTCCATCAACTCCGAAGTTAACGCGATATGTATTTTTACCGACTTTGGCTGTAATATCGATCACACCACTTTTGCTATTAAACTTCTTTATAGCATCCTCTGCTACAGCTTTTACTTCTGCCAATTCACTAGCCTTAAGCTCTAACTGAATTTTAGTTTCGGATTTATATTTAGAAAAATCACTTTCCAAATTATCATAAGCCTTTTGTGCGGCTTCTAAAGTTTCAAATTTCATTGTAACGCTTTTTTAGATTAGAAAATAGGGACCGGATATCCGATCCCATTTAATTACATATCATTCATGGTAATCTCATCACCATCTTGGTAATTAAAACCAAGTACACCTGTGATACCCAAGTCAACCGTATACATGTTAAGGATGACACCAAGAGTAGAAAGATCTGATAACAAATCTGTACCCATCAAAAGATTTGCTTTCGTCGTACAAACTAATTTTTCAGATCCTGACATCCAATCTACAGGTTTAATGATACAACCTTTTTGAGTTTTAGGAAGATAGAATCCAACCCCATCAGGCGACGTGAATTTGGTCACATCTTCAAAATCATCTGCAAATGCGTCCCAAGCATTTAAGGAACAATACATAAATAATTGTCTATTGGCTCTTACAACAGGATCATGTGCACGATAAACTTGCATCATTTTCTTATAGGCGTCCGTCATTACGGATCCAGTTGATACAATTCTTTTAATATCATCTGACGCACGTCCATCATCCAATCGTGTACCAAGGCCAACAGTAATTGCCAATGCATTTGCATTTACAAACTTTTCAGGATGTGTCAAGGGTGTTTCTCCAGCATTAGTAGCGACTTTTACTTTAAAATAAAAAGTCTTTTTAATGACCTGAAAAGAAACAAGCGCCCCAACTGCATAGGTATTGGCATTATTGAACGGTAAAAACTTATCTTTACCCACACCAGCCCATCCAGTCTGATTACTTAGAATTGAAGCGTTTTCATCAATGATAGCTTCATTAGTGAACTGAGCAAAAGGAATTCTTTTATTGTTTACATTTTCACCTGAACCACGTTCTTCACCTAAATAGCTAGTACGGTATTTTGCTGGTAAAATTGATAAGTCACGCTGAAATGCATCGACGCTTAAAACACGACCACTATATTCAAGATCGTTACCAGCACTTTGAAATTCACCGGAAAATGGTTCAGGACCATTATTTATTGTAAGCTTAGTAAGATTTAATGCGTGTTTTACATTTGACACTAAAGTAATATCCTTAGCTATTGACATTCCAGTAACCAACCTCCGGCTCAATTCCTTTTTATACTTACCAGCATAAGCCGCTATTTTTGTCAAATCAGGACTGATTGTATCAAACAACACTCCTTTTTCTCCAGTTCTAGGGATAAGACCCAAAACAAACATAATCCCACCAACTAACAATCCTACAGATTGATTAAAAGCATTCGCCGCAAACATTGCCACAAACATGATCACAAGCAGCCCTGCAGCAATTGTGAACAAATCTTTAAAACGATTTCCCATTTTATATAAATTAATAATATTTACAAATTAGACTTTACCATAAATGGCTTCATACTCAGCATCCACTGAGGTACTAAAATCATCTACCTCTTGTTGTGTGCCTGTTCCAGGGGTATCATTCTTATCCGTCACCGGAACAACTGGCTGCTCAGCAGGTTTAGACCCCAGATCTTTCACTTGCTTTTCAAGTTCAGAAATACGGGCATCTTTTTGAGTGACCGAATTTTCAAGGTCGGTAACCTTTGTTTTCAAACCAGTGTTTTCAGTGGATGCATTTTCCAACCCTTCCAAATAGGAATCCGACACAACCGTTACACCTTCAACACCTGCTTTTTGAATTTGCTCATTAACAGCCTCGAACAATTCATTCGTTCTATCATTCACAGCCACTTTGGCCAATTCCGATAATTTTGAGTACTTATTAAACATATTATTTTGATTTTCTGAATTATTAGTTTCGATCTTGTTTATCTTACCTTGGAACCAAGCGGCAACCTGACCGTAAGACATATTTTTAACATTTTCTGGAGTTTCTTCCGCTTCGTAATCTTCAATAACATCAATCAGTCCCTCCGCCAAAGCTTCTGCTGGAGTGTAATAATGATCTTCTCCATCAAAGTACTTAGCTTTAACCTGTTCCAATGACAACCCTAAACGATCAACTAAGAAACTGGCTAAGATATCATCGTATTTTTCGAGATCTTCTGCTGTTTTCTTCAAGGATTTTGAGTTACCGTAACCGTAGACAGATGCACTGTGAAACATCAATAAGGAACCTTTTGCAACGTGTGCATTGCCTTTTTTAGCTGCTGCCATTAGTATTGCCGCCATAGAAAACTCAATACCATCACCGTAAAGATGAATATGATCGTAAAGAGGTGATGATTTAATCGCATTCGCAATAGGCAATCCTTCCCAAACTGAACCACCAGGGCTGTTCACATGTATATCGATCCGCGAACACGTGCTTTCCAACGCATTAAATACGGCTAAAAAATCAGCTGCATTAACGTCACCCCAATAAGGACCAATGTCACCGTAAATTTTAAGCTTTCCTACTCCAGTTGTACCGGAAGCTAATACCTGGAAATATCTTTGTTTCATATTCTATTTGCTAAAACCAAACTTTAGTACCCAAATATCCATTTAGAAAAAAGCCTTTGAAAGGACACTAAAGCGCCCTATCAATTTGCGTGACTGAATATTTAAACTCATTCCCTGCCATATCCGAAGGTTTTGCACCGCGCTCCCCTGACCGTGACACCAATACCGGAGTATCGAGGGTACCAATGATTGTTTTGATACCATTCAAATCAGTGACCCGAATAATGGAGCACTGGCCGATGTAGCGAGCAAATGAAATTTCGTCTTTTTTTGATGGGAAATGCCGTTTGAAAGTTCCGGCATAAGTGTAGGTAATACCCTGGTCGGTTTCATTTTCATCATCTCTGAATTGACCAGATTGCGGAAGATGGGCAATAACTTCCCAATGCTTTCCATTTTTTAACCGTAAAGGATTGACCGATATCAGGTCATCAATATGGCAAAACTCAAAACGAGCTACGCCACCAATATTTTCACCGCTATGCAATTTCATATTGCAAAGGGATGCATGTCTAGGATTTTAGGAAAGGACTATGATTTAATGTTTTTTTCAAGTGACACCAATTAGTGTCCTTTTGCGTTGGACATGCTGGACATTTGGACATGAAAAATAAAAAGTGTATTTAATCAAGTTTAAAGGCATTTATTTTTTTATAAATTGTGTCCAACGGGGTGAAAATCGTGTCCAAGTGTGTCCAATTTTTTTTTCACTATTTACAAATAAACATTTATAGTATATATTAAAAGAGTGCCGATATTAAACGGCTATAAATAAATGAAAATATATGACTATTTAGTATTTAATGGAATCATCCAAGGGATGTTTATTATGGCAAATGGAAATATAGTAACTCTTAGGATTACTATAGAAAATGGGAATTTTAAAACAAACTACGTTTTAAATTCAGAAGAACGTGAATTTATTTCTAAATTTTTAGAATCAATAAATTTACTGTAATGAAAAAGCCTAGAATTTTCTAGGCTTTTAATATTTAAAACATAACCATCTGCATTTCCTGCTTCACCTCCAGTACCGACAGTTGTAATGGTATAGTCAATAGCCCCTGCTTTACCTCACCTTTTCTTTTAGCCATTCTTTCACGCTCGCGATAATACCAACGCTTACAATTATCAAAGCTCAAATCGTCCTCCGAAAAACCATAAAAATCAAGAAAGCGTTTGATGTTATAATCAACGTATTCATCCGGTTTATTATGCGCGTGGCACCAACTGTACATATTTTGTTTGATGATCAGATCAACAGACTTCGAAAATGTCTTGATATTTTCATCAGAGATATAACCACCATGTTTTTTGAGCAAGTAATCAGAAACGAAAATTTCAATAGATCCGCCCAAACTATATTTCTTTGATGGACGAATCTTTCCTGGATCAACCTTACTAAATGGTTCCATCAGATTTTTGAGCAATACTGTAATCTGATTGTTATCGGAAAGCTCCAGCTGCTTTCCAAACGCTGTAGTAATATAAGTTTCCACATGCGGCTCTACTGTAAGTTGGATAATATTCGACATGGCTTTCCTTTTGGCTTTAACTACCTCAAATATAATAAATTAAAACAACAAACTAAAAAATACAGTATTTTACTAATTTATTTAGTTTTTAATATTTACCTTTGGACATGGTTGGACATAGATGGACACGTTTAATATAGTATTATATGAGATTTATTAGTATATATATAATAAGATAAGTTAATAATTATCAATACTATATAAAGAATGGTAGTTGCTCATTATTCTTGCGTGTCCAACATGTCCATTGTGTCCACTGCAAAAATGGGTTTTATGAAGCTTAGTAAAATTCCTCCTATTGGTTATGTAGATCATCTAAAAGAATCGGCCTTGTTAGCATCTGAAGGAGTTGGTATTGAATCTGGAATGCGTATACTTGAAGAAGGTTTAAAAGAATGGCCGGAAGAATTGGAACAATCAATAAGATGGGTTGTTAAAGAGAGAAAATTAAGAAATGAAATTCGAAAAAGTAACACATAGTGTATTAAGGAGATTGCAGGCACAAGGCTACAATGTTCTTATTGCTCCATCTGATAGTGAAGATGATGAAAATGTAACATGGAAGGCGATAGCTGTTCCAAATGTTATGGACTGGCTTGTTGCATTGGATTGTGAAGGGTGGACGAATATTCCGTTTCAAGAGCCACACATCTTACTAATAGAAGAAGCTCTACAGAATATTGAAAACGAAGAACTATTTGGAAGCGTTTTTATTGAAAACAATATGAAGACATTGCAAGATTATAGAAATGAAGTCGGTGATTACGGTGAAAAGCTATATCTGAGAAATGCAGCTATTCGCACAGGCGATGTTTCAAAGTATGAGACATTTCTTAGAATTGCGTTTCCTGATAGGATTTCGGAAGAACTTGAGGAAGTGCGATTGACCACCGATCGGGTCAAAAAGATGACAAAAGATGAGCTTAAAATTTGGATATCTAAGAATAAAATAAATTTAATTACCACTGACCTATATTTCCTTGATGAAGGTAGCATTATAACTGGAGAAAAAGCTATTAACGAAAATCTACAATTCATCATCGGAGATGGGATAGAAGATATCATTGACTGTCCTGTTTCTCCAAATGATATTTTAAAGCTTACAGATCATCAGTTTTATTTTGTCGATTCATTAATTAAAATGTAAAAGCCAACTTTGAAGTTGGCTTTTAAACAGTAAATAATTGTTGATTATTCGAAAAATGTAATTTAAATCTCCGTATTGCATCTATATAATAATTCTTATTAAGTTCACAAGCAGTAAGGTCATATCCATAATCAAAACAAGCAATAGCACTACTCCCACTTCCTAAATGCGTATCTAATATTTTGTTTCCCTTTTTTGCATATTTACTTAATAGCCACTTGTATAATTCAACAGGTTTTTGAGTTGGATGTATTTTCTTCTCATGGTTTTTACCTCCTGTATTAGACATTGAAAATAATTTAGCTGGCACATCGAACGAGGTCCAAGCTAATTCAACTTGAGAAAAATTGTCCCAAGGTTGACGCTTATCCCAAATCGCTATACCTCTTGTTGGCGGTAAGTTAAAATAATTCCCCCCCATATTATTTGGTTTTTACTTACACGAAATAATTCGTCAAAATATGATTGATCGGGAACTATATCCCACGAAAGATCGCTGTTTACTAAGACCGAATTTTTCATATGACCTGAGCCGCTATTTAGCCTACCTTTTCTTAATCTATCTGCAGTCGATATTGCAGGATACTTAATATTATTAGTTTTATTAGGAGAACTTCCCATGGGTTGATTTGGTGCATTAATTCCATATGGTGGATCCACAATTGCCAAATCAAAATAATTATCAGGATAACGTGCCATTAATGACATGTTATTTTCATTTGTAATGTTAATATTTTGACTTACAAACATTAAAACCTCCTCCCTAATTCTGCCAAAACTGCCTCATGGTTCCTACGGAAAGTAGGTTCCGTTTCGAGTCTCGCATCGAAAACTTCAAAATAATAACTGATTGTTGTTCTTTCTCTGTGAAGTTCTTTAGCGATTTGGGCGGACGTGAAATGAAATTTATTTTTAAGTACCCATGCAAAAAATATCCTGCTATCCACCAATAATGGAAAATGACTGCGGCCAATTAGCTTAGACTTACTGACACCCATTGTTTTAAATATCGCATCAAAAACTGACTCAATATTTTTTGAAATATAATTTTGTTGGCTTGTGGGTAATCCCACATAAATCATAGGTTCTATCATGATTTTATGTTTTTAATTCGACAATCAATTTGAGTGGCGACCCAAGCCGCCACAAATGCAATAAAAGGTATCATATTGATATTCCGTTTAGGTCCCAGTAAACAGCGCATACCATATCGATCTGTCTTAAGCAATCATCTACAGGCTCGTGTGTTGCTTTTCTAGCAAATTCATTTGCAATATCTGATCGTATTGCAACAAATGTCCTAACATCCCTTTCTTTCCAATAAGGAAATGGCCATGGATTTTTAACTGCATTTTTGAGAATAATTAAGTCAAATGATGGGCTATTGGACCACAACCTTACTTCATCAATGCATTTTTCAGTTATGAAATCATTCATGTGCTGAATAGATCTAGTTACCCATTCACCTCCGGACAGGCTATTCGATAAAAAATTTGCATCTTGTTTAATCCACCATTGTAAAGTATCTAAACTGATTGTACGTCCATCATGTACTTGGAGGCTAACATCACATTTAGACCTATACTCCTGCCCACATTCTCCGGTAACAATATTGAACGGCACCGCTCCAATACTTAATATGACCGATGTCGGTGTCGTATCTAAAGTTTCGATGTCAATCATAACATCTGTAAATAGTCTTTCCATGCCTAACAAAAATTATTTGGTTTATCAATTTTCTTAAAATTATACACCCATACATATGGATTTTGCTCCCATGATTCAATCCCGTGAATAGATTGCCAAAGAGTCATAAATGAGAACAACTCGTTGCAACCATAGTCCAAAGTAAAATAGTTGTAATACAAGCGCCTCGTTTTGCCTTCTATAAAATCAATCCCTTCATCAGCGGCATCAGCATGAAAAATATTCCTTAAGCGTTCCACTCTTACACTAGTCACTTCTAAAAATAACCTAGCGGCTCCTTTGGGCATGAAGATAGATGGCTTCCAATTCCACGATCCATTATCTCCATTATTAGAAACACCATTTGCTTTATACTCATTAAACACTTCGTTATGACCGTTCCGCAATTCAGCCCATGTTTCCCGAACCCATAATATATCGCCTACCTGAAACCTACTTTTAATTTTATACTCTTCGCCGTTTTTGTTGATGAAAACAGCATTTGTTTCAAGTGGCCCCGGTGCTGTCTCTATAGTCGAATCCCACAATCTTCTTTTGGTCATTATTGTTTGAAAAACATCCTCAACACTCTGAATTCCCCTAACTAATCGTCTAGTCTGATTTTTTCTGTCATCCAGTAAGGCACCCACCATTGGTGTACTAAACAAAATTGGTTTAAACGTTTTCATAAAATTTATCTTTTGAAGTTTCTACTATGAAACTTGGTTCTTAATTTTTCTTTTGATCTGTTTCTTAATGATTTTTTAGGTAGTGCACTACCGGCCATCGGAACACTTTTCAATGTTTTTAAAAAATCTCTTTCTTCAAAAATCATACGTATAGACATATCGTGATTTAAGATTCTTAGTAAATCCGATTTATTATAAATTATCCATCCCGACTTTACATATCTTAATACTATTTCCAAAACTCCTAAAGTGCCACATCCGCTAAATCCTAAATACTTGGAGTATTTAACAATGTTGTCAATTATCATATCGTCACCTCCTTTCCATCCGGTTCGGGGAAACCATCATTAAAGGCATCCATCTGTTTTGGAAGTTGAATTGTTTTCACGGGTTCATCGTCCATCTTTAAGCCCATGGATTGAAGTTTTTTACGCAAATCTTCCACATCTGTACCGCGGATGAGATCCACATTCAAACCAGCATATTTGAACACCATACCCCAGGTATATTTTCCTCCGAATTGAGCTTTTTTTCTGCCCTCAAAAGAAGCATCAGAACGCAGATAATTTTCAAGGGTAGCACGGTCCAATACGTTTGGGTCACGTCGCCTGTGCATTGCTTCAGCATACATTTGGTAGATATCTTGCACTCGCAGGTGGATATTTCCATTTTCGAGTTTAAAGTGCTTTTCTTCGAGAATGCTACCATCAGTAAACAGCTGCTCAACAATCTGCCAAAACTTGGATGTGTCATCACTACCCTGCAGTACGCTAAATTGGGAAAGTAGTAACTCTTTACATTGGTCTCTGAATTCGTCAACTGTAAATGGGAACGAAATATGATCTGACAATAAACCGATCATTGTGATCATCATAGACCAATTGCTAAGCATCCGTTCGTCGATATCATCTTTTGCAACTAGCTTGGAAAAATTACGTATCTCTTCCTCATAGAATTCCTTAAAGTTATCAGCCACTAAATTCCGATATGCTAATAGGCCAACAGTCAAATGTGATAGTCCCTCTTTTTCCATGGAAACCAAAGATCGATAGAGCTGTCGTGCTTCCTCAGTACGTACAGTTTCGGAAAATGATATTAGCATATTACGCGAAAACAAGGCAGGTTCGATAGTTGGCATTTCCTGACCAGACAAAATACAAGCAGAAGATATCGGGGTGCTCTCGGTCTGGAAAGTATTATCTTTTTTACCGCGCTCATAACCAATACGGTCATAGATGTTCTTTAGAGACTCAATCGTCTTGACTGGCAAGTTATTTTTGTATTCATCCAGCCATACGAGCCCATTTATAAACTGTGCCAGCTTACGCATGAAACCGACAGCAGTTGACGAACCTCCCAACATTACTTGATCTTGCTTTTCACCGTACAAGTTGAGAAGTGATTGTACCATCGTTCCCTTTCCAGATCCGCGCTTTCCGTAGGCAAATAATATTGGAAACCTCGATCCCATCGCTTTGAAAATAATATCTGAAAAAAGTGCACAGATAAAGTAAGCTATACCAACACGGCCATTGTTTCCATATACTTTACAAAACAACTCTGTCCATTCACTCCATTTTGCATTCCCGACAATAAGCCTGAATTTTTTATCATTTGAATACATATCGTCTTTGTCAATAAATATTTTAGACAGAGCCGGAATGAAATAATTGATTTGTTCACCTTTTAGGTTTTTGGTAGGTACGATACCATAAGGATCGATGTCCAAAAATTCACTTTCTCCAATGACATAGATTCCGTTGGCAAAAGCAAAGAAATTCCCTTTACGATTAAACCCAAGATTTTTAACCATTGTCGTTGGTGCCTCCTCTCGCTGAAGCATATTTTGCAGCTTTACCAAATCAGCATCTGCACCCATCCAAATATAATTTCCGTGTCTAGCGATGACCTTTTTGAATGATCCAGCGGACACAAAATCATCGGTATTTATGTTGATCACACGTTCGTCTCCAAAGATATTCCTAATGATTATCAAGCGGTAAGCCTCAGCATCCGACGTGTTAACATGGAATAAAATTTTAAGCCAAAAATTTGAAACAGGGCGCGGCAACCCTTTTAAATCTAAAGAGTAATAAACGCCCTCAGACTTCTTTAAATAAATACCGTACTTGATATAATCATTAGATTGATCCGCGTTTCCGATAGTCTGTTTTATAACACCCTGCCGGATTGCTTCTTGATCGGTTATAGGTAATTTAGTATCGATCCCCTCTTTTCCGGCTAAGCTGAAAAACTTATTGGCGTTTTTAAATTTCTTTCTATTTTTCAGCGCATCGGTAAATTTTTTGTCCGCTTCGTCATAATCATACTGACCGTTTAATGCTGAAACACGATGGAAAAATGTTCTAGCCTCCTCCCCCAGCGATGCCAAAGAGAAAGCGATCATTTGCCAATTATTATAATCATCGGTGATATCGATATTTTCTTGTTCGAGGTCGGCCACCACCATTTCCACGCGCTTTAGATCACGTTGTATTTTAAACGTTAGGCGTGCTTCCTCTACCCTGCTTTCTTCCTCAGCGATAAGGCGAACAGACTTTTCCTGAACCATTTCGAAAGGCACTTTATTAATTCCAAGTTCCTCTGCATTGAGCTCTTTAGAAGTTGGATTGTAGTACACCTCAGGATCCCAAGAAACAAAACAGGCTCTGACAATGTCTTTACCACTATCATCCATATCCAATAAGAAATTGCCTGCAAAGAAGTCTTTTAGCCAAAGGAAAGTATCTAAGTGATAGTGCGGATCAATCTTCACCAAAACTTTAAGCCCTAGTCCAGACGGGGAGATCCAAACTGCCAAAACCCATTCAATCGTTTTTATTTGCTCTTTTAGTTCAGGCAAACGATCGATATCCAGCTTGTCGAAATCAAGAACCAACAGTCCCGAATGCTTAATTAAAGATTCCTTTCTCCTATTTTTAAATGTTCCCGAAAATGTAAAATACGGTAAACCTTCTTTCAGCGTTTTCTTTAACGGAAGGTTTTCGCACTCACGAAATTTGATAATGGCATCCTTATAAGTATCAGAGCCGATTAGTTCAATCGCTTCCTTTACCGACATATCACGCTTAGGAACCTTTTTGGTAATGGGACCAGGATAAAAACTGAAAGTATATGTGTTAGTCATTTAACACCTCACTTTCCTTCTTCAAATGCTTTTTAAGTTCAGGAAGAAATTTGGATAACCAAATATTTGTAGATGGGGGATCGTTGACAATGAAATACCAAGGTTCAATAGTAATACTTTGTAGCATTTCGTCCCATTCTGATTGGTATTCATGCCATCGAGTTTGCTTTGGAAAATCAGGGTCTAAGTCTTGCATAAGTCGGATAAAATCGTTCTTATCAAATGATAATTCTTGTACTTCTTTTAATTTTAAGCGCAAATTTTTGTCCGCTTCTAAATTCATGTAAAACCGCCAAGATGTTTCGTTCTTAATAAAACTGCGGACTACAGCCATAGTCTTTTTTACATTCATTGGACCATCGCTATCACGTTCACCTAATTTTCGAATCAAATATTCGTCACCAACTTTTAAAATGAATTTAGAGAGGTTATATCCTTCTCCCATGCTACTCCAGTAATATGACAGGTTAATGTCTCTATCATCGTTTGAAAGGATTATTTTACCCTTTCCATCTTCGTAATCTTGTAGGATTACATCCGTATAGTTAAGCCTAAAATGAGTCATATTAACCATTTCCTTCCTCCTTCATTTGCTCTAATAAATATTTACCTAAATCCACCACTGCAGATGCTTTTATTTCTCTGCTAAAAGGCATAGTAAACACTTCGACATCACCAATTTTGAAAACGGTCTTGCCGTAATTTTTTGTTTGGTATATCATTGTTATTACATCGACTCGTAATATCTCGGCAGCATTCACTAATTCGACCAAATTGTTACCTCTAAAAATGTGGTAACCTATCTTAACACCTTCTTCTTTACTGAATACCTTTCCATCAAAGGTGATATCAAATCGATCACTTATTCCATATCCATTACAAACAGGGCAATCATCAATGCGTTCATAATATTGGTTCCAATTATTATATTCCCATGTTACCTTCCCTCTTCCTTCACAAATAGGACATGACTTTGATATTTTTGGTATAAGCTCCACAGCTGTCCGCAACCAGGTAAGGGGGATGTCAATCCATAGATTTTGAGAATACTCTTTTATTTCATCCATATGCTTAGATGCATCTGGAAAGCGTTTTATTATTCTCGAAACCTTTTCCCCAGGAATAATTACGACAGAATGTCCATTTGTAGCTGCTATCTTATCATCAAAAGTGAAAGGTGATCTTTGCCAAATTTGATTGTATTGATCGTTTTCCTCTTTCAACTTAAAGAGGTCAAGTAGCTGTTTATATTGATCTTTCATTGCTTTAGGAATTTTGGTCAAATTTTTCACCACAAAAAATGCAGTATGATGGATTCAGATTTATGGTCTGTTTTTTCTCTTTACTTTTTTCTCCATTGGTTTTGGTGAAGGTGTAATTCACGCAAAACTCTTGGTATAGGAATATTCCTTTTTTATCCCCGATTACAATTGCTTTATTTTTAAATCCGGTTCCTTGCCAGCTATTAAGCTGCTTATCGTATTCTCTCTCAGGAAATTGTTCACAAAGGTGTTCTAATATTCTTTTTTCTTGATCATCAATGCAGGTACACATAACTTTTCTATTTTTTAGGTTCACTATATTTTTTTATTTCTCTACAGGCAGCGACGAAGATTATCACCATCATCGCTGCTAATTCATAGATTGCCATGATTAAAAAGGCAAATCATCTTCTTCCTGAGTGGCATTACGTACCATATCCCCAAGCTTAAACGACTTAATATTTAGCCCCACAGCGTAGCCTTTACCACCATCATTGCGATCAAATTCTCGGCCTTTTAGATAAACCTCAACATCGATCTTTCTACCGATATCGGCTGTTGTTATCGGATTCTTTTCAATGTTGTCATTGAATTGGTCGATTTGAAATTTTTCGTCTGGTCCTTTTTTCACGCCATATCCGTCGGTCCATCCTGGAACCATTACGACAATGCTTTGTCTTTTTCCTGCTTTTTCACCTTCACCGTAATTTGAGATTTCAGTTTTTTCAACGATTCCTTTAAAACTTGTAGTAGCCATGATTTTTTGTATTTATTATGAAATGATTTCGATTATTTGATTAAAGACCTTACTTGATCAAGATTCAACATTGGTAAGGTATTACCCGATGATTCCTTTGGTAGGAATTCGTAGGCTTCAGGAAAATGCTTCTGAACTTGTAAAGCTGTTCGAAGTCCGAAAATTGTATTTGATATTATTTTTTTTGCATCAAAAATTTCATCGGCTTTAGCTTTAATTTCATTGGCCATAGCTTCGAAGCTTTTATATTCTTCTTTAGATACATATATAAATACTTTCCAATTCCCTTCCGATGGCACAGGCTTCGATAATTTTATTTCAACAGGATCGTCATGAATTTCTTTACAAAGAATGGCTACGTAATCCGAGGTATTGAAAAATTTAGGAAATTTACTATACACCTCCTTTATATCGTCTCTGATAGACGATAGAGTGCGATCGTAAACTATATTTTTTAGCTCTAAACTTTTTGCATCTAATGAATCTTGTTTTCCTTGAAGCAATTTTTTAGCAACTTCTTTAGCGAGGTCTTTTGATATTCTCATGATTTTATTGATTAGTATTATTTTATTTGATTGATTTCTTTAAACTCAGCGCACCACAAAACGATTGGAGCAATAGTTTCACTGAATAGTGGGAAAAATTTACTTTCCTTATGAGGAGCTAGCAATTTTATAAAATCCATATTGCGGACAACTTTGGCGCAAACCGATTTCAATGAGCTTTCCATGTTGTTAGCGATCATTAGGAGCAATTTGTCAATTGCTGCAGCTCGACGACCGTCAAGACGTTTGCACGCTTTTAGGTTATTTTGGCGGCTGACCACCCATTTGCTAATACGATCCAAAATGTATGACCGAACTTCACGTTCCCAAATCATTACGGCTAAATCAACCGGAACGATATTGAGCGTTTTCTTTGGAAGACGGGCTTCCTTTGGAAAGCAAACGACACCTTGGCCATTCGCTCTGTTTACGTTAATCTGTAGCATAGTTTATATTGATTATTTAATTGGTTTGACATAGATCATTTCATCGTAATACATAATGCTTGTGAGTTGCTTGCCCATAACGTATAGGGACAATTCAATTCCATCGTTTCTAACATCGGTTACGTAGCACATGTGCGCGCCACCATGTCTAATGATTTGAAGTTTATTCCCACGATCAATACTAAATCGAAATGTAGTTGACCAATGTTCCTTAGAGAGTTCAAAACGTTGTCCCGCTTTGACCAATTCTTTACACATTTTTTTTGTTGCCATAATTTTTAAGATTGGTTATCTGATATTTTTGAGAATGGCGAATGATACCATTTCGAGCTTGTTATCTACACCGAGTTTGCGCTGTATATTCTGATTATGCGTACTTACAGTATCTTCTGAGATAGAAAGTATATCTGCTATCTCTTTATTAAATTTTCCCTGAGCTACACATCGCAGAACTTTTACTTCTTGCTTAGTAAGGAATCCATTTGCTACTTTAATTGTAGCACATAGTTTCCCCTCATGCGCACAATTACCACGTCTACCACAATCAAAAAATTCAGTGTGATCAATATTCCCTTTGGAATCTATATCCGGCTCTAGATCGAATCCGCCAAATCGACAGATAATATATTGCTTAAGCATTTCATCGCGCTGAGTGAGATCCCATGCAACCAATGCATTAAGAGCTTCCTGATTTTGCAGCATGTCAATTGCAACAATTTCAAGTATCCAATCAGGAATATTTTCCCAATCAAATGTTTGACCTCTATGTAAGCATTTGATGTCGTTGTTATGGACATAAAATTCCGCTCCGTTATCTTCTAGACCTGCAGGTAAAAACTGGGTTATTTTAGAAAGATTCATATATCACAATTCTATAATTGATCGTTCAATGCTAGATAGGTCAGTCTGAGACTTTTTAGCGAGTTCAATAGCTGCTTTTATAATTACCTCATTTTTACGCTTTCCCGTAATAACATAGTAGATATAGCTTTCACTAAATCCAGTTTCTTTAGAAATTGATTCTTTGTAATCCTTCGGAAGCTTCTTTCTAAGCTTCTCCAAAAGTGTGTTGTCGATTTGGTACATATATGGTATTTTTTGTCTCAACTTATTTGCGAACTTTTGTTCACAACAAATATAGACAGAAAATTCACATTGTGAATATTTTGTCACACTTTTGGCTCAAAAAAGTCTTTAACATCCTGATATATAGGGAAAAAAAATTCTCAAATTTGTGATATGGAATTCACTATTGGTCAACGAATCAAAGAAATATTAACAGAAAAAGGTGTGACTCAGACTTCATTTGCGGACAAAATTGGCATGTCGCGAAGAAATCTAGAACGTTTTTTTAAGAATAAAGACATATCAATTCGGCAATTAGTAGATGCTTCAGAAATATTGGATTATGATTTTGTTTCAGAATACCTCCAAAACAATGGGACAAATTATGGACAAAATCTTATGCAAGAGCCTGTGGTAATGTACGAAAGATCATTGCCTCAAAATAAAAATGAGATTACAGTACAGTTGACAATAAAAGGGGATGTCACACTTGTATCTAAATATTTTCCTGAAATATTATCGAAATTAAAAAGAGAGACTGATAACTATGGCCTTACAATAGCCTAA